CCCGGGCAGGCGATCGATCGCGCCGGCAACGTCACCGGCGACCCGCCGGATACGTCGACGCTGTCGTTCTGGGTTTCGGGGCTGGCCTCGCCCTTCGTCACCATCGGGCAGCGCGCAGAAACGTACCTGACCGCGCTGCGCTCGAATGAGAGCGCAAAAATCCAGACCGCGACAAATGCGGAATTCGGCGAAATCTACGTCGACGGGTCCGGCGACGTTCCGCCATGGGAAGAAATCTTCGCGCGCAGGATCGGCGCGCATAAGCCGCTGACGGTCCCGGAAGATGCGCGCTACCTGACCAGCGGCGTCGACGTCCAGAAGGGGCGGCTTGTTTTCGTGGTCCGCGCATGGGGCGCCCGCGCGACGTCATGGCTTGTGCAGCATGGCGAATTGTGGGGCGAAACGGCGAAGCCCGAAGTCTGGGAACAGTTGGCGGAATTGCTGACGTCGCCGATCGACGGCGATCTAATCAAACTGGCGTTTATCGACAGCGGCTTCCGGCCCGGAAAGAAGGAAGGCGTCCCGGTCAATCGGGTCTATGAGTTTTGCCGTCGCTTCAAGCGCTTCGCGTTCCCGACGAAGGGATCGTCGGTCGCGCTGGTCCGGCCGCTTGTGAAGTCGACGATCGAAGTCACGCAACAGGGGACGCAGAAAAAATACGGCCTCGACCTGATCCGGCTGGACACCGATCATTGGAAGTCGTTCGTTCATGAGCGGCTGAAATGGCCGCGGGATCAGCAAGGCGCTTGGCATCTGCATAGCGAAGTGACCGAAGACTATTGCCGGCAACTGGTCGCCGAAGCGCGGATCGTCCTGCCGACCGGCAGACCGCAATGGATTGAACGATCCCGGGAAAACCATTTTCTGGACGCCGAAGCGATGGCCGCGGCCGCCGGCTTCATGCTGAACGTCCAGCATCTGCGCGGCGGCGCTCCTTCCGCCGATCAGGGGGCATCGGCGCCGGCGGCGGCCCCAACGCCGGCGCCGGCGCTTCCGCCGGCCGCAGCTGCGGAAGCCGTCAAGAAAAACCGCTTCGCCGATCTGGCGGCGCGGCTGAACCGATAGGGCGACGCGATGGAAGCCGACCGCTATGATGTGACGAAGGCGATCGTCCTTTCGGGATGGGCGCTTACGCTTCTGGCGTGCTTGGCGATCGTTGCGGTTACGGCCTATAGCCTGATCGTTTATCGCACGGTCGACGAAACGCTGAAGGGCTTCGCGACGCTCTGCCTTGGCTTTCTGTTCGGGTCGATCCCGACCATGGTCAAGGATTTCATGAAGGTTAGCGGTCAATGATCCTCGATCGACTGTTCGGCCGTAACGCGCTGCCGGCAAAGCCCGCGGTCGCGTCGCAATACATGAAGGGCGAGGCTTCGCCGTTCTTCTTCAACTGGCGCCCGGCGCTGCGCGACCAGCGCGACGACGCGCGCGAGGCGTACATGATCGCCGCGGCCCGCGCGGTCGACGCGATCCACAATTCCGGCTGGCTGACCGGCGCGATCAATCAGGCGATCGGCGCCACGATCGGCGACGGCCTGCGGCTGGCATCGAAGCCCGACGCCAAGGCGATCGGTTGGACGCAGGACGAAGCCGACGAATGGTCGCAGGACGTCGAACGGCGCTGGAAGGCATGGGCGAATTGCCCGATGGAATGCGACGCCCGCGCGACCATGACGGTTTCCGACATGGAAGGCGCCGTCCTGAAAAGCTACTTCAGCCATGGCGAAACGGTCGGCCTCTTGCCGATGATTTCGCGGCCGTATGCGGAAACGCGGACCAAGGTCAAGCTGATCCCCGCGCACAAGCTGACGCAGGACAGCGACGGCTTCCGGCAGTTTCAGGGCATCACGACCGACGGCTGGGGGATGCCGATCAGCTATCGCCTGTCGCTGCGGCTTCAGGAAAAGGTCGAACAGTTGATCGACATTCGCGCCCGCGACAGCGCGGGCCGGCCGCAGGTCATTCACGTTTTCGACGGCGAAATCGAACAGATGCGCGGCGTGACGCCGCTGGCGCCGGCGCTGCGCGTCGCCCGGCAATATGACCAGTTGTCGGACGCGACGCTGACCGCGTCGCTGATCCAAGCGATCTTCGCCGCCACGGTCGAAAGCGAAGCGCCGACGGACGCGATCCTGAACGCGCTTCAGGACGACGATGAACAGGGCGTCGGCCCGGGCAATCTGGACGGCTTGCTGGATGCGAAGGCCGGCTGGTATCAGAACACGAAGATCGATCTGGGGCGGGGCGGCAAGATCGCGCACCTGTTCCCAGGTGAAAAGCTGATCTTCAACGGGTCGAAGACGCCGAATTCGACCTATGAAGCGTTCGCGAAATTTCTGATGCGCGAAATCGCTCGCTGTCTCGGCCTGTCGTTCGAAACGCTGACGGGCGATTACACCGCGGCGACCTATTCCAGCGTCCGCATGTCGACGTCCGAACTGTGGCCGCTGACGGTCCGCCGGCGCTCGCGCATCCCGGCGCGTTTTTCCCAGCACGTCTTCGAAGCTTGGCTGGAAGAACAGATCGAAACCGGGATGATTAAATTCCCGGGCGGTCTGCATGGCTTCCTTGAAAAGCGGCAGGCGGCTTGCCGGGCGGAATGGCGCGGGCCGCCGAAGCCGCAGGCGGACGACCTGAAGACAGCGAAGGCGCATGAAACCTACAAGGGGCTTGGCGTCGTTTCGGACGAAATGATCTGCAACGATTTGGGCGTCGACGTCGAAGACGTCTATCGCCAGCGCGCCCATGAAAAGAAGCTTCGCGAAAAATACGATCTTCCCGAAGGCAACACCATGACCGCGGAAGTCGACGACGCGACGGTCGAAAGCCTTCTTCGCGAACCGGAAGGCGGCGGGGGCGGCAACAATGGCGGTTGATTTTTCCGATCCTTGCCAGCGCGCGGCCGCGCTGCGCGATGCTTACTTCGCGCTGATATCTGGCGCGCAGGAAAGCCTGATCCGCTACCGCGGCCCAAACGGCGAACAGGAAGTCCGCTTCGGCCCGGGCAAGGTCGACCTTCTGAAATCCGAATGGCAGGCGGCCGAAAACGCCTGCAACGTCGCGAACGGAACGGCCAATCCGAACCGTCGCTATGCGATCCGCGCCGGCGCCCGGCGCCCCAACCCGGCGGTTGATCTGTGGACGCTACCGGCTTGGTTCTTCGTTCCCTGACTTCGGCCCGCGCCTGAATAAGCGCTGTCCGCGCTTCGGTTTCATCGTCGCTTTCGCCCGCCCATCCCGAAGAAGCGACTGACAACGAACGCTGCGAACTCACGATCGGAAGACCGCCATGACAAAGCTTGCGCACATTGCCGACCGTGTCCTGAACCGGCCGCTAATGATCCATCCGGACAAGCTGGGCTTGATCGCGTCGATCTTGGACGGCCGGATCGGGATCGACGGCGCCGACCTTGGGAAAGACGTCGGCGACGTCTATCGCGACGGCCCGGAAGCCTCGCGCTATGTTGGTCAGTTCGAAGCGGCCGATCCGAACGACCCGAAGGGCGGCCGCAAGCCATACCGGACGACGGCTGACGGCGTCGCAATCATCCCGGTTTTGGGATCGTTGATTAACCGCGGCGGCTGGATGGACGCGCTTTCGGGCGTGACCTCTTACGAAAAGCTGAAGTTTCAGATCAGCGCTGCCGCTCGCGATAACGACGTCCGGTCTATCATTCTGGACATGGACAGCCCGGGCGGCGAAGCGGTCGGCGCCTTCGAAGTCGGCGACGTCGTCGCGGCCGCGGCGCGTATCAAGGAAGTCGTGGCCGTCGTCAACGGCATGGCGGCCAGCGCCGCCTATGCGATCGCGTCGCAGGCTTCGCGCGTCGTGACGACGTCGTCCGGGATTTCCGGGTCGATCGGCGTCGTCATGCTTCATGCCGATTATTCGGTCGCGATAGCTAACCGCGGCATCAAGCCGACGCTGATCCATGCCGGCGCGCGCAAGGTCGACGGCAACCCCTATCAGCCGCTGACCGATGACGTGAAGGCCGAACTGAAGGCCGAAATCGATCGCTTCTATGATCTGTTCGTGACCAGCGTCGCCGTCGGGCGCGCCGGCATGTCCGAAGACGCAATCCGCGCGACCGAAGCGCGAACCTACATCGGGGCCGATGCAGTCGCGGTCGGTCTTGCCGATGCAGTCGGCAGTTTTGAAAGCGTTCTTTCCGAATTGTCGGCGAAACCCGCGGCTGTATCCCTCCACAATCCGAAAGGAAAAGCTTCAATGACCGACCAGCCCACCTTTACGCAGGCGCAGCTGAACGACGCTGTCGCGCAGGCGCTTGCAGCCGCCGGCGTCAAGCCGGCCGCCGCTGCCGACGCGCCGTCCGCTGCCGACACCATCAAGGCCGAACGCGACCGCTTCGCCGCGATCAACGCGCTGCCCGAAGCCAAGGGGCGCGAAGGTCTGGCGATGACGCTGGCGACCACTACCGACATGACGGTCGAACAGGTCAAGGCGGCGCTCGCTTCCGCCCCCGCCGCTGTGGCCGACGGCCGCGCCGGCGCCAGCAAAATCGGTCTTTCGGTCGAACAGCCGAAACCCGGCAGCGATGCGGCCAATACGTCCGCGCTTTGGGAAGCCTCGCTGAAGTCCCGCGGCATGAAGGTCGGCTAGCGCCGGCCCGAAGCCAACCCCCGCAACCCTCCCGATAGACGGAGAAATTTCCATGACTGTTTTCAACGAAGCCCGTCATTCGGGCGAATTCATCCTGAGCGAAGCCGAAGGCAAGCGGTCGCGCGACAATGGCGTCATCGCCCTGTCGCAGACCGTCGTCCCCGGCGCCGTTCTGGGCGCGACGGACGTCCCGGCGAACGTGACGTCGTCGGCCGCGGCGGATGCCGGCAACACCGGCAACGGCGCGATTACCCTTGACGGGACCGCGCCCGTCGGCGCGTCCGCGCAGGACGGCAAATATCGCGCCGTTTGCATCGCGGTCGCGACCAATTCCGGCACCTTCGCCGTATTCGATCCGCAGGGCGTGGAAATCGGAAGGGTCGTCGTCGGCGCCACCTTCAACAATCAAATCAAATTTGTGATCGCGGATGGCGCGACCGACTTCGCCGTCGGCGACGCCTTCACGATTTCGGTCGGCGTCGAAATGGCGGACAAGCAGTATGCGGTCCTGAACCCGACGGCGACCGACGGCACGCAGATCGCGGCGGCGATTGCGATCTACGGCGTCACGACCGACGGGTCGAACACCGCTTCGATCGCGATCCTGACGAACGACGCCGAAGTCATGGGCCTGACCCTGACTTGGCCGGCCGGCATCACCGCGGTCCAGAAGGCGACCGCGATCATGCAGCTGCGTCAATTGGGCATCAAGGTCCGCTGATCGCGGACAGCATCCACGAATGAAAAGGGCGGCGCTTCGGCGTCGCCCTTTCTGTTTTCGCTCTCCTTCCATCAACGTCACAACGAAAGGGACCAACAACCATGTTGGACATTTTCAATAACAACGCGTTCGGCGTGGTTGCACTGACCGACGCGATCAACAAGCCGATCTTCGCCCCGGGCCGCCTTGGCTCGATGGGCCTTTTCTCCGAGCGCGGCGTTTCGACGACCACCATCGTCCTTGAACAGAAGGCCGGTCAACTGGTCCTGATTTCGCCGACCCCGCGCGGCGGCCCCGGCCAGACGCTGGACAAGACGAAGGCCGACAGCCGCGCCGTCGTCATCCCGCATTTCGAAATCAACGATGCTATCTACGCTGACGAAGTGCAGGGCGTTCGCCAGTGGGGCACCGAAAATCAACTGATGACCGTCATGGGTCTGATTTCGGACCGCATCGCGATCCACAACCCGTCGCATGAAGTGACGCTGGAATATCAGCGCATCGGCGCCGTGAAGGGCGTCATCACCTATGCCGACGGATCGACGCTGGACCTGTTCAACCTGTTCGGCATTTCGCAGGATACCGAACTGGCCTTCGACCTCGCCACGAAGGCGAACGGCCAGCTTCGTCAGTTCGTCCAGAAAATGATCCGCCAAATGGCGGTCAATCTGGGCGGCCTGCCGTTCACCGGCATCCGCGCGCTGTGCGGCGACCAGTTCTTCGACGACTTGCTGGCGAACGCGGAAGTCCGGGCGTCCTTCCTGAACCAGCCCGGCGCCGACAAGCTGCGCGATCCCTATGTGAATTTCGGCGGCCAGACTTACGGCCAGTTCGAATTCGGCGGCGTGGTCTGGGAGAACTATCGCGGGTATGTCGGCAATACGTCGTTCATCGACACCGATCATTGCCACCTGTACCCGGTCGGCGTTCCGAACCTGTTCCGGACCTACTTCGCGCCGGCGGACTACATCGAAACGGTCAACACGATCGGCCAGCGTCGGTATATGAAGCAATACCGCATGGACAACGACAAGGGCGTGAACCTCGACAGTCAGATGAACGCGCTGTCGCTCTGCACCCGCCCGAAGGCGCTCCTGAAGGGCCGTCGCGGCTCGTAAGGGCCACCTGATCCCCTGATCGCTTTCAACTGAGGCTTTCGCCAATGCCGAACCCGAACCCAACGCGGGCCGCAAGGCTTGCCGCGTCGATCGGCAAGGCATTCGGCGAAAGCTTCACGTTCCTTCCGTTCACGTCTTCGGCGGATATAAATCTGCCCAAAATTCCCGACGTCTCGCGGGCGCAGTTCGATGCGACCGGCGTCTGGGAAGCGCCGACGAATTCAGAAACCCCGCACGCGCGCGGCGCGATGCAGGACGACAACGCGCACAACTGGACCGCTTCGAAGCCGTCCGTTTCCGTGCCCGATCCGT